CCACTTGAGCCTTAACAAAGATGCTCACGCGGTGGAACCCATTATCATCTGCACCTGAAACAGGCTTGACCACATTAGGACCAGCGATATTGGTAACACCGATGAATGGGAGAGCGTCTTCAAACTCTGCGTCAATGTCGGCCTTAGTACCAATCGTAAAGACTGGGGCCGTGGTCTGAGCAAATGCACTAGCATCGTTACCCGCCAAACGCAAGATTTTGTTCAAAGGCGAAGTGATGGTAATCACTGCTCCTGAAACAGTAGCAGCGACGTCCTTGAACACGTCGCGAGTAGAAGCATTGATGGCATTCTTGATAGCTAAAGCAGCAGCATCAGCATCAGCACCTTCAGCCTCAAAGGTTGCAATAGCAAACTTCTCACGGCCTTCAGTAACGTCGATGATTTTCACCTCTGCCTTACCACCGTCAAGAGCGATAGTAGCCGTTTGGACTTGAGCGGTACCGGCATTGTAGGCAACAGCGTCAACCTTCTGGATATCAGCTTGAGCAAACTCAGGTGTACCGTAACGTTTTTCGATGATCTGGAACTTATCGCCAGCGACGAGAGCAGCGCCATTATCAGCCTGTGCAGTGCCGTTTTCGATAATGCTGATGGTGTTATCAGCAACAGTGTTCTTCACGCCATCTGTAGTAGCGACGAAGACAAATTTAGTATGAGACATAGTATGGAAGAATTAAGGGATTACGCTTGAATAGTAGCAGTATCGGCGGTAGTCGCCGGTCCAACGTTGCCGCTAGTATCGGTTTGAGTGGCATTCACAGAAACCACATCATCCTCGGCATAGTTGTCAGCAGCCACTGTCAAAGAAAGAACTTCGGATGCAGATGAAGCGGTAAATGTTTCTACCACATCGGCACCTCCATCAACGGTGAGAGTAACTGTAATTGTAGCTCCGACCTCTGCACCAGAAATCTTGAGGAACATTGCAGACGCACTTCCGGCACTGTAGGCGGTAGCAGCATCTGAACTGCCCGTTGCATCAGTAACAAACTGAATAGCCGTAAGAGCAGCAGGAGGCGTTACATCTACACCGCTTAAGCCAAGAATAGTTTGAATAGCATTTACAAGCTTGTTTGAAGCTGCTTCATCGTCCTTAATCGCCACTCGGATTGTCTCGATAGCACGGCGGTTTCCTGGAAGAGCTTGCAAAACCTCGATAGTGTAGATGCCATAGTCAGCATCAAACTCGGTAGACGTTGCAGGTACAACTACTGGGAACTCTACTTGGTTGTAGGCTCCTGCGCTGATGTAGCTACGAGTCTCCAAGTCAATAATATTATCACGCTGACCGCGACGTCCTACAGTGTTTGCAGTATTGTAGGTGACTGTCAAGGCATCATCGCCGGTAACAGTGATGTCGTAGCCGCGAGGAGTAACAGTAATACGAACGTCCGATCCTGAAACTTCAAAAGTCACGTTGTCAAAACGCTCAGTATCTGGTCGGTCATTGAAATTCTTTACAAGTTCTGCCGCATCCTTACCGGTCACACCCAAAACATCGTGAACATTGACACCATCTTGTGCTTCTAAGCGGATGCTGTTCATGCCGGCTTGCAAATTGCTTACGGTAATGCTGGCATCAGATCCTGCTCGAGGCGCTTTGTAGTCACTAGAAAGAATTTGAGACTTCTTGAATTCGCTGCTGCCCATAACTGCAGTCGAGCCATCTGGCTGAGGAACTGCAACGGACAACTTAATCATCGCATCAGCAGCAGCAGCAGAGTCATTGCCAGCAGCAAAGGCTCCATCAACTTGAATCATTAATTCTCCGCTAGTCGCAGCATTAGACACAGAGGTAGCCAGAACGTCAGCTTGTGCGGCTGCTACGTCCCCACGTACCACAAGGGTAGTATCGAGTAAACTCATTATTCGGATTGTTGTTGTTCAATAGAAGTCGTCTGGTATCGTGGCGACTCAATGGCCTCGATGATGCTTTTCACCGCTAGATCAACAATCTCGTGGTGCGTATGCTCTGCTAGCTCGCAATCTACGCTAGTTGACAGGGTAATGTCAACCGGTTGACGCAAGTAATCGAGGTGCAGTGTTTTTAATATAAACTTTGCGTTGTCCTGAAAGACACGAACTTCATCATCATACACTGCCCCCAACGGAAATTCAGGCTTGGTTTTAGCAAAAGGATTTTGCTGGTGCTGGTAAAGCTTGTCTTGCTCTACAATGCGCAAGTCCCGTGTAGTCTCCGGGTCGTCCGTATCGACTTGTTCCCCGCAATGATTCACATGAAAAGTCACGCGAGCATTGACGAGGAACATATAGTCGATCGGTAAATCAAAGTTGATGAAGTCTACCGTAGCATCCGGCGTGACACCATCTGTATAGTCAACGGTAATGAGCAACCGCAAATCATCCATGCGCTTGACATTACCCTCAAATCCTAGTTTCTTAGGATCTGTCTGTCGATAGAGACGCTGCTTGATAAACCTTTCCTGAGCGCGATTCAACCAAAAGTCAATCTCCTCTGGGATAAAGTAATCGTACACCGAGGAGGCTACTTTCTGTAGCCCCTGGTCTACTGCATAGTGCATCTCCTGAACAGTCATATCATGCGAAAGCCTTTAGCTTGGCTTTAATGGCCGTCAAAACGTTAGAGTTTTTCTTGTCTTTCAGGAAGAGGACGGCTTCTTCCATCGAGTCTCCTAAGGTGATATCACCATCTAAAATGCTGTTGCCAACTCGACGAAGGGCCTCAAGAGAAAGTGCCTGATTAATCAAGGCGGTAATCTCTAAGTTCTTATCAGTGCAAATATCGATAAAGTACTCTGGATTGTCCTCTTGGAGTTCTTCCAATTGGAGTTCCTTCTCATCGACAGTAAGCTTGCCCGGGTTATAGCCGTACACATGCAAGACCATATTCATCCGGTCTTCGTTTGCAGTGAGCTTCATAAACTCTTTGAACGCATCCTTGCGAACTGTCAAGCCAGCAGAAGCCTCAGCCAATTCCTTACGAGCATCTGAAATATAGTAACGAACCTTCTTGCTGCCGCTCAACTCCTCCTCATCTTTTGCAACGTGAGGGTGGGCCATAATAAACTTGTACTTGATGTAGTCAAGCACAGACAGAGGATGTCCCTCTTCGTCCAAGCCTACCTCTAGGTCCAAACCGGCAGCAGGCACCTCGACAGTAAGATTGAGGTAGTACTCCTTGCAGGCACGGCCAAAACCTTGGTCAGTTGGCGACATGCCAATGACCTCAGGCAAGTATTGTTTTTGTTCAGCGAAGGTCAAGCCCCGGACAATGTCACCGGCGGCTGTAAAGACTGATCCAATTTTACGCTTGGAATCGGCGTATACCTCGTCCGGCAAGTTTGTGTTATTCGGACGACGGTTGATGGTAACTAAGTGTGAAGACATATCTATTGTATCTAATGAGTTTCTAGTAAAAGAAAGGGGGAGGACCATTCCCTCCCCCTTCCGAATCAGACGCTAAGATTAGCTCTTAGTGCACTCGAGGTGCAAGCAATTGGTTGCGCGGCGAATAGCCACACCACACTCCTTCATGAAGTGGACAGCAGAGCCATCAACGTCAGTCGCACGGAGAGCGTTTCCACCGAAGCCAGGAGGCACAGATGCACCAGCCACAGCCCAACGGACCAACTCACGGCCCTTACGGGAGATGTACTGGACATTACGCTCACCATCGTAGGTGCTCATATCGAGGAAGACCATACGGTAAGACTCAAGCGGCAAACCAGTAACCGGGTGACGGTCGCTGTTCAAGGCACGTGCTCCGTGGTCAAACAGAGGCAAGTGGCGAACAGTGATTACGTGACCATCGATGTGCTGGTAAGACGTGAAGTAACCGCCGAGCATCAAGTTAGACCCGCTTCCACCAATGAAGCTAGAAGGATCAGTGTTCTTGATGTACGTACCGGCCTGAATCTCGTTCTTCATCGCGTTGTCAAACTCTTCCATACCACCGATACCGGTGAAGAGAGTGATGTTCATCTGCTGAGCATCGGTAGCGCCATACAAAGCGTCACGGACAACAGACTTAATCTTAGACGCGGTCAACTCAGAGTAAGTATCCACGTTAGGAATCTGCTCGAGGACACCAGAACCGAGAGTAATCGGCTTACCGTTATCGTCCTTCAAGTGGATGATACCGTTAGAGTCACGGTTGTACTGAGAGTACCACAGTGCGTATTCGGTTTCTTCCTTCCAACGGAGCATGTGCTGGTACTCCTCGAAGTCATACCAGAGGTTAGTAGAGCGGCCACCAACATTGAACTCGAAGTTCACCACACGGTCAGGCATGTTACCCTCGTATGCGTAAGACTTACGAATCAAGCTGATTTGGTTACGCATCTTGGAAGGAGCAACCCAGTGGCTCTCGTTTCCGCGTGATCCGCTCATTGCAGCAGGTGCGTACAACTGAACGAACAGCTTGTTTGTGAAAGCAGAACCGTTAACACCGGCACCATCAGCAGCAACCAACTGACAGCTGTACTCATAGCCGTCCGCCACAGGAGTGGGGTCGTCCATAATACGGAGCTGAGTTCCGTCTGGAGCTTCGATGATGTACTGGCGCACGAACCAACGCTCATTAAAGGTCAGTTTAATTCGGGTGTGGTTCGCTCCAGTACCGGATTGAGCCTTGCACTCCAACGCCTTGTTCATACGGCCCATCACTGGGTAATCGTACTCAATGTCGTTGATGTACTTAGTTGCACCCATACCCTCAGTCAAGTAAGAAAGCGGGAAACGCTTGTCCTCTTGTCCAGCGAGGTGGGTGATAACAGGGGAGAGAACGTCCGGTTGAGTGAGGAGCGCAGCGGCGAGGCTGTTCTCATCAGTCATAGCAGACGAGTTGAAGGTGTCTTCGTAAAGACGTAGCTTCTTAATGTTGTCAGCAGACATGGTCTAAAGTTTAGAATTAAGGGTTATAAAAGATCTTTCAATGAGGGAAGTTTCTTTGGTGCCTTGTATGCGGTCTGCCCTCCCTTCATACGCTGATTGGATGGCTTACGCTGCTGCAGCTTTTCCTTTAAATTCTTTGCTTTCTTGGTATTCTGTGTGTTGGACACAAGCTTGTTGAGGTCGAATTTCTTCCAAAGCAAGTATTCCATTGCGACTTGAGTTTCCAAGTCCATGCTTTCACGCTCAATCAAACGTTGAGTGCGTCCTTGATTATCTACGGCATCGCTCATCCATGAGAAGAACTTATTGCGATCCGCTGTAGGGATTTGGAATCCCCGTACTACGCCTTGGTCAATCGTGTCACGAATGCTTGCCCATTGTTGCTGGACTTGCCGTTGATTTTCCTCAGCCTGCTTTCGCTGTTGCTCTACCAACTCCTTCGCTTCACGCTCCTGAGCTGCTTTGAGCTTTCCTAAGCTGCGGTTAGCCTGACCCATAAGAATACCGGCATCCACATACTCTTGAACCGTTTCAGAAATCTCTTCAGCGGTATAGCCCTGACGTTGCAAGAACTCCTGGACTACCATACGCTGCATAGAGACATCTTCATCACTCAGCTCAATGGCTCCAAAATCCACGTTTGGATTGGTAGCCTCAAAGTATTTCTTAGAATCCCCACCGTTATAGCGGTACTGCAAGTACTGCTCTACGTCTGGGAACTGTGAGAACACTGCATCAAGCTGCTCTTTAGCAATCTCCTGAGCTACTGCTTGAGTAAATCCTACAACACCGTCGTAGTCTTCACCAAACTCGCCTTGGACATCATAGCCCATTTTCTGGCGCAGAGTGTCAATAATGCTCGCTTCTTCCTCTTCCCCCGCTTCCGGTTCGTCTGAGGTTTCTGCTTCTGGTTCAGCGGCAGGCTCATCAGCAACTTCCTCAGCTGCTGGTTCTTCTACCTCTTCTTGTTGTTCAACTTCAGGCTCTGCAACTTCTTCTACAGGCGCCTCTTCTTCAACTGCCGCCTCGGGAGTAGGGATACTCGCTGGGGCTTGGTCATTAAGCAGGTTTGCTACGCTTACCTGACTTAAATCGAGTGATTTTTCTTCTGCCATTGCTACAAAAGTATTTGATATACCGAATTATATGACGGATTTCCTATGAGAAACGTTTATTTTACTAATATCAACCTTTTTGCCTTTGGAGGTCTACTTTTTGACGCTCCACCTCCAGCCTTGCCTTGTCAATTTCATCCTTACGCCCGTTACCATCGGCATCAGTAGTCATCTTAGCAGCAAGGTCCATCTTCTTCAACTCTACCTTAAC